GGGAGATGGCAGCACGGTAAATTGGGGATGGATTCTTTGGTACTTCCCCATAGTGATTCTCGTGTTTGCGTGGGCATGGAAGGAATGGGTTCGCCCGTCCATCAACGCTCTGGAGAACGAGGACATCGACAAACGAAAGCAGAACGGGCTTGCTCCTGCCGAACCGGAGGAGCCACGGCAAACCGATCAGTCCTGATCGCTGCCCTTCAGGTTTTCGTACATCTTCTTGCAGATGAAATACGAGTCCACGATGTCTGACACAGGACTCACGCACTCCTGACGCTTCGGTGTCAGGAGTGCTTTCAAATCCACACCCGTATCGTTCAGCCACGCTGCGTACATCCCGTTCTTGTCGGAGTTGCCTTTGCCCGTGGCATATTTTTTTACTTCGGTGGGCGGTATCACGGTTACGGGTATGCTCAACTGATACAGTTTGTATTTAAGAATGCCCGTGTTCTCCGCAATGTGGAAAACCTTGCCTTGTGCGCCGTAGGCATAGCCTTCCAGTGCCACATGAGAACACCCCATCACAATGTCCACTGCCCAATCCGCAAGTGTTTCATACCGCTCTTGGTCGTTGTCCCAATCGCTTAACCGCTCACCAAAAATATTCAGGGTTCTAATTTCTGATTGTCGCTTGTTGTCTGTCAAAAAATAAAATGAACAACCACTGTACGAGAATTTTCCCGTTGCGTTTTCGCGGAACAAGCAGATTGCAGGCCCACAAAGAGAATAGTCAATCCCTGCTATAACCATACAAGTATGTATGGAAAGTGTGCTAAATAGAGGGAAAGGAGGACTCAAAATGAGTACCGAAAATTACAATGAAACTGTTCTGCTACCGCTGCTTGAGAAGAAGGTTCACGAACTTACTTCAGCCCTGATCTTGGCTGAAGCGCAACTTCAGATTGCCCTGAAGCAAAAGGCTGAACTTCAGAAGAAGGTTGATTCATCTGAAGTTGCTGGCGAAGTAGGGTAATCAAAACCCGAACGCTCTAGCCAAAAGAATTCCCACAAGGAAAGAACACGCACAGACCAAGACTTTTTGAAGTCGGTTTAGTCGCATATTTCCTCCACGGTTTGGTGTATCCACCCGATCACCAAGTCCATGCGAACAACGGAATTCTCAAAAAGGCAACCATCATAAATCCCGAGGGACGAAATCACCCCAACAATTTCACCCTCGGGATTTATCATTGGGCCACCGGAGTCACCAAACCACACCGTGCCGTCCGTGACGAGCATTTTGAACACCCACGGCTCTTCCACAAGTGTTCCATAGTAGCGGAACACACCGTTGTCGCTGCGCTTTTTTGTGCCACCTCCGTACCCAACGGCAGTAAGAGGATCCATGCGAGTGTATGTGTACGAGTCGGAAACGGGTTTCATGGGTTCTATGTCCGAACAGTCTTCCAAGAAGACCAGTGCCACATCAAACACCCACATGTCTGCCAACAGGCATTTGGGGTGCGATATTACGAACCGGACAGGATGTTCCACCCCTCCTGCGGTAAAAGACACTATGGTGCGATTTTCCACACAGTGAGCGGCAGTAAGTGCCACCCTTGGGTGGATGAGGGTTGCGCTGCCGATCATGCGGTCATTGCGGTCGGAGATGAAACCCACGGCAGGCATTTGGGTTTCCTCCAATAGCGAGAAACCCCTCAAGAAAAACGGCTCTTCTTGAGGGGCTTCTGCTACTGGTTTGTTTTCCTCGCACTTAGGCGAGGGTGCGCTCTTCGGCGCAACGGCAGTGATGTCCCACGCACAGGCTTGCAGCAAGACGAGTGCAAGAGCCAGCAGAAGAGAATGGGGACTACCTCTCTTCATACCAATATTTAGCGGGGTTCCGGGACCAAAAATTCACAGATTTATGAAAAGAAACAACCCCCTGACGGGGGCTGCTCTTTTGACGGTGACAATTACAATCCCGTCTTTTTATGTAGTCAGATCAACCACCTCACACTTGTCTCCGCTGCAAGCGTATGTCTGTGTGCCCTTGGTGGAGTCTTCCTTTTCAAACTTGATGAGTCCTGACCAGTCCACATTCTGTGGGATGGTCTTCAGTGCAGCCTCGTATTGCTCTGCGGTGCAGTCCTGATACGGGGCTTGCTGATAGGTGTGATCGGAGTGGGGCAGGAAAGAAATGCCGCTGATCTCGTCAAAGTGCGCGTACACCCACGCACCCACCTCCATCCACTCACCTTCCCGCACGGTAACAGTGATGCTTGGCTTGTGTTCACACCAGTGCCGCTGATAGGTAAGCCACAACTCCAAGTGTTCAATTGCAGTCATGTCGTTGCGGGTAACGGAACCCACTGCCTTCATGGGGAACGAAAACACCATCGTGTGGTCGGGGCGCATGACACACGGCTCCGCAGGGAATCCCTGTTCGATCATAAACTGGCACAGGGGGTCTTTACGGTCAGCGCGGACGGTGCGGATGTAGTATTCGCTGTGCCGTGCGTGAATGCCGCTTGCGGAATCCGTCAACTGCGACACCGTGCCGCTTGGCTTTACACAAGTGATTGCTGCCGCAGGGTTGATGCCCATGCGCTTTGCCCACTCCTTGTTTGCGTCCACCGCTGTCTCACGGAGGCAAGACAGGAGAGAATCAAGTTCAGTGCCCTGTGTACGCATCATCTTGTTGTCAAGGATTCCCGTGAGCGAAACTCCAAGCAGTGCTTCCTCCTCGCAGTTCTTGCGCCAATCACTGCTGAGGTACGGGAAGTGGGTAAGCGAGGCTTGCCAAGTGCCGAGAATGGCTGCTAGACGAACCTTTCGCTTGAGAGTGTCAGCAGTATCATCGGGACGGACAATGACTTCAGAAAGGTTACAAAATTCCTTGTCACGAAGAATAATTTCCGAGCAAGGATTCGTGCCGAATTCATAAGTCGCATCACGGCGTTCTCCTAGTTTTGAAACGGTTTTCTGTGCGGCTTGGCGATTGAACACGCCACGCTCACCGCTCTTGCTCTTGTACAGAGACAGCCACTCCTCCATGAATGTGCCGATCTCGGGCTTCTCCTTGTACGCAACGGAATTGTTTGCTAACGCCCGTTGTGGGTTGTCCAACCACCATTGACCCACCTTAGCATCACGCATCCGTTCATCCGTGAGGTTGGAAAGCGAGATAAGAGCCGATCTACGGACACCCCCGACAACGACAATCTCTGCAACCTTACAGATAATGTCGTGGCATTCAATGGAAGTGAGTTTTCGTCCCGCAGCCTTCTTAAAAGTACTGACGGTAAATCGGAAGAGGTCTTCCAGTGGCTGTGGTCCACTTGCGCGTCCACCGAAAGTCTTGAGGCGCGAACCAGCAGGACGAATGTGAGACAAGTCCCATCGGGGGATTTGACCTCCAATAAGTAGGGATACCAGTTCTCGGAAGGATTTTGCCCATCCTTCTTTGGAGTCCTTGACAACGATGAGCGTATCGCTGTTGGTAAACTCTTCAGCAATTGTAGGAAGTTTCTCCACATACTGCCTCTCCACGCTGAAGCCCACTCCCGTTCCGCACATGAGAATGTAAAGAATCTCATCGAATGCGCGAACCTTGTTTACAGCAATGTAGGAGCAGTTGTAGCCTGCGGTGTTATCCCGCTTCAGTGCTTCGCCTGCGGTCATCAGTGACCGCATGGACGGCATGACTTCAAGGTTCAGGACTGCATCACGCAATTCCTCTCGTACTGTTTTATTTATCTTGATTCCCTTTTCTGCGAAATGCTCATCGAAGAAATTGAAATACCGATTCACGGTTTCTTCCCAAGACTCACGCCGCTTGTTGTCTTCAAGCCAGCGTGAGTAGCGCGAAAGGTGAATAAACTCTTGGTAGAGTGTGGGAAGTCGCTTCATGTTTTGTACTCCTTGGTTTAGGTAGAGTATGTAGAGATGATGATATCGTGTAGACCTGTCAAACCGGGTCTAAAGTATTGTGTTTTGTATTTGAATGCGCGTGATTACGAGGGTGTAATTCCTGCTTGCCGCAGTTTCACATTCACCAAGTTCACGATGCTTGGGTGATTTTTTGGGTGGCGTTCGCGGATGTCGTTTAGGTGTGCGTATTCTTTGGCACGACAATCCGCTTTGAACCAAATTGGATCGTAATCCCCACCGTTTATGAGACAGGATATTTGCACATTATAGTGCTTTGCACACTGATGTAAATAATATTGTTCGCAGAAAATGGTTGGCAAGAAATAGCACTCTCCTGCTTGATTCATCGCGGCAAACCCTGCTTGGTTCTGTGGGTCGGTTGACAAATCCATTGCTTCTTGTGCATAGGTTTGAATGAACTGCAAATCTGTTCCGCCGAATATTCCCGTATTGTACGATGTGTCGCGGTCATCTTCCCTGACGCAAAGCCTCTTGTTTGGGCACTGCGAGTAGAATGTGTCAAGATCGTACCATCTTTTCGGCGGAAGAATCATTTCCATTGATTGAGTAAGCACACTTGCCGTGAGTTTCTGCTCAGGAAACGGCTGCTTTGCAAACACATCAAAATCAACATGCAGAAACGAATCGCCAAGTTGTGCTGCCTTCTTGTAGGTGTACAGTTTTCCCAATGCCCAATTCAGGTTGGGTGCAAGAGAATCAAGTTCCGTGGATACAGTAGTGTAAGGAATGTCTTTGAGAGAATCCTTGCCTACCGAGTCGGTGACAAGATGGACTTCACCGTAGTTCATTTTCAAGTAGTGAAATGCTAGTTTGTGGCAATTGATCACGAATTCGTTGGGCTTTTGCAAGTAACCGTTAGACCAGTATGACATGTAGAATTTCATTTAACAATCTCCTTCAGCGAGTTTTCGTATAGTTTTAGGTATATTGCGTCTTTGACTTGTGGATGGTTCTTGTGACATATGAGGTGAGTGTACCCAACCGAACAAGACTCTTTTTCTCTGTAAATTTCTTGTTCGCAGTTCAACAGGCACTTCACGGGGACTCCCCACTCCTCTGAACACACATACAGATAATATTGTTCAGAAATACAGGCAACGGATTGGGGCTGATACTTGTTCATCAGTTCATAGCACGGTTGGTTTTCTGTGTCCATAGTGAAGCATATTCCTGCTTCTGCATACCGCTTTATGAAGTCTAGATTGTTGCCCCCGAATATCCCCACATTGTATGAAGATTGGTAGTGTCTGCGTTCTGTGTCTTTGACCATGTGCCTGTTTACATGATTGTCTTCAAACATTTTGAATGCGTACAAATCGTACACCTTGCGTTCAACGGACTGGCAGAACACTTGCTCTTGCAGCAATTCTGTGGGAAGTGGTTTCCACAGAAACACATCGTAGTCCACATGACAGAAAGGGACTCCCCGTTCACACAGAATTTTATATGCGTGAAGTTTTCCCAGTGCCCAGTTGGTCGAAACCGTTCCGTCAAGAACATCAAGTTCTGTTTGGATTGATGTGAATCCTACATCTTCAAAGTATGGCTTGCTGCGACTGTCCGTCAGCAGATGACACTCTCCGTAATGTTTTTTGATAAGATGAACCGAAAGACGGTGAATGTCAACAAGATACTCGTCAATAGATTTGTAGTAACCGCCCGACCAATACGACATATAGAATTTCATAATGAATGGCTTTCAATTCAAAGTATCAGGTCATTGAAGTCAGAAGCAAAAAACCTTGGGCTGTTCTGAGGATCGTATGAGTATCCCATGTTACACTCTTCTCCGGTGTTTAACAGCACAGGAGTCCACACCGACCAGTCCAGTATAGGGGTAGAACCATCCCAAATGATGATGTTTTCCACTACATTGGTTTCGGTTTTTACTATGGCATATTTCATTGGATTACCCTATTGCCACGATTTTAACATAACCGTTCCCACCAGCCCCACCGTTGCCAGCGGTCACTCCGGGGCAACTACCACCGCCCCCTCCTCCACCACCGCCACGGTATCCGTTTCCTCCGTTTGTTGCGCGTCTTCCTGCACCTGTCGCTCCCGCCCCACCGCCTGCTCCACCGAATCCAGAACTAAACATGAGGTTGGGGGCAATCATCTGATACGAGTTTGGTGCGTCCGCTTGTCCGTTTCCACACACCCCTTGATATATCGTGGTTCCGGGCGCGTAGTTGCCAAACAGCATGAAAGAAGTAGAAAATGCCGCACCTCCATGCACCGTATTTACTGAGTTTGGTTGGTAGATGGCTACAGAACCTCCGCCGTTTGCTACCGTGGCACTGTTTAGACTGCCACCACCAGCACCACCACACTCATATGGGCTGAAAACAAAAATGTTCCCTCCGGTGCTTCCTCCTCTTGCACCTGCACCGACTCCACCTCCAACCTTGTTCAACGAAGTAACATCTATCAAAGTTGGAGTACCTGTAAGTGAAACATCCATTGGTTTAACTGGCTGACCAAACAACAGGCTCACTCCCGTGCTTGATCCTGAATTGGGATTGGAAGATACACCTGTTCCCACACCACCGTTGCCAAACAGGTTTCCACCCGCACTTATGAAATAAGAGGCTTGACCGGGAATCCATATCTGCGTTGCTCCACCCGATGTGGCAGCGGCAGGAGATGCACCGTTGGTGGTTCCTGCTATCCCGCCGTTGCCTCCTGCGCCGATCACTATTTGCAGTGTGCTTATCCCCTTGAAAGCACTCACGGGTAGTTCGGTGAGAACATATGTTCCTGCTGCTCCACCATTTCCTCCCGGTGAACCACTGGCTGCATCCCGCCGTGTTCCACCAGCACCACCACCGCCACCTCCCACTGCAAAAATAAACAACCGTTTTGCGTTTTGTGGTATGGAGTATGTTCCGCTCGTATCAAACTCACGAGCGTTGATTATGTTAGAGTCCGTTGGGGACGGAAATCCATAAAATCCGTTGTTCATAGTGTTCCAGATTCAACGAGAATATTGAAAGTTTCTCCCTTTTCGGTTGAGGCATACAGTTTATGGACTCCACCGCCCGGAAGAACGAGTCCAACCAGTTCTGCCACTTCTGCACGAAATGCAGAAACGGTGGTGCTTGGTGTGATTGCTGGCACAAGCAATTCGTCAATCAGCCTCTTATTGGTTCCGCTGTCCGGCGAATAAAAAAACCGGATTACTCCTGCGGTGGTGTTTCCCGTGGCACACACCGTCACACGAAGTATGCGCTTGCCTACACCGTTTCCTGCCGTGGTTGATGGACCAGAACATATTTCAACGGTTGTTCCCGTGCCGTCACGCGCAGTGTTGATGGTGCTAACCTGTGAAACTTCAAGTGTTGGTGCTGCTGTAAATTGTGCTGATGTTGCCATACCTTATGTATCCTCTCTTTTCATACGATACCCATGTTAAATAGTGCCAAGTTGGTTGTTGACGAATACACAGAATCTGCCTCAATTTTTGCTGCTTGCACATTGTTTGCAAATGTGACTCCTCCTGCCGCGCTTATTCCCGCATACACTGTCATCATGCCAGAGAACGAAGAAGTGCTTGACGCAAAGAAATCGGTGTATACGCTTGTTGAGGTATCAAAACATTCAATTGCTTGTGTGCCGTTTGCCCACAGACGAATGGCACTTTCGTCATTGTTTACCTCTATCTCTGTGCCTCCGGCAGCACCAAGATACAGCGTTTCTGAAGTTCCTGCTTGAATTCTTCCCGTGCCACGGATATTGATGTTTGAAAATGTTGCACCAGCGGCAGAAACACCGCCCATAGCGTTCACAAGACCGTATATGTACGCAGCGGTCTGCGTGGCTGCTCCAATCACGGCAGTGTTGGAACCGAATCCGACTGCCTGTGTGCCTATCACGATTTCATTGGTTGATAAATCGGTTCCGATATTAGAGTACCCGATGTAGATTCCACCAGTTGCTGTTACAACATCGGTTCCAGTTAGTCTTCCGATTGCAGTGTTGAAGGAACCCGCTGATAGAGCGGACAGTGCGCCATTTCCTGCTGCGGTGTTGCTACTGCCGTTGTTTACAAGAAGTGCGCGTCTACCAAATGCGGTGTTAAAACTTCCTGTTGTGTTTGCATTCAAAGCACCGTCACCCACGGCAACATTTGAACTACCCGTGGTGTTTGCATTAAGTGCGTTGTTTCCTATTGCCGTACTTATAGACCCAGTTGAATTTGAGGCAAGCGCATTAACACCAACGGCTGTATTGGTGGAAACTCCACCACCCCCTCTTCCAACCGTAAGGCTGTTAACGGTTATGTCTGCTGCGGAGGTAATGGTATCACTGGTGGCATTTCCGAGGCTTACATTGCCATTGGCAACAATGTTTCCGTCCACAGTCAGGGTTGCACCCGCAGGAATCCGAGTGTTTGCGGACAGGGTGGCTCCTGCTGCGCTGATTCCTGAATTGAATGACTGCAACACCGTGAAGGTGTTTGCCACCGATGTGGTGACACCACCGACAGCACCTGTTACACCATTGAAACTGGTGACATAATTCACGAAAGAAACTGCGCCAGTTTGTCCGTTCCAAGACGACACGCCTTGGACAGCACCTGTCAACCCGTTGAACGACTGTACGCCAACATTGGTTATGGTGACCGACCCCGTTGCAGCATTCAGGAAGATGCCTGTCCCGGCAACAGCGGCAGACACGCCTTGGACAGCACCTGTCAACCCGTTGAACGATGTGACCGCAGTGGTTGCTGCCGTGGAACCATTCACGGTTCCAATCACCTGATTGGTGAGTGCCACCGTTCCAGACAAGTTGGGGAATTTGATTTCCCGGTTTGCCGTGGGTGTGTCCATGCTGACATCAAGATAAAACGCTCCTGCCTTTGTTTCATCACTCCACAGGCGCAGTCTTGGATTGTATGTTGTTTTATCGCCGTCCCAATACGAAAAATAAGAGTATATGCCACCAGAAAACAGAGTTTCCGATGATGAAATGGGGAGAGTTATGCTTGAGACTGTTCCAGTCAGTGGAGTATTTGGTGTTGGAGCAAGAACTAGGTTGTGTCGTGGTCGGAGTTCAAGCGTTATGCCAGTATTTGTCCTGATGTACGCGGAATTTCCTGTGCTTGGCCCAACAGTGATAGTGTTTGGACGCAGAGACAGAGTTCCAGAATTTCCTCCGCTGTTGTTTCCAATGGTGATTCCCGTGCTTGTGTCGAACAGTAAAATTCCTGTTGAAGTTGATGCTGCTCGGATTATGCCGTTACCGCTGATGATGTTGCCGTTCAAGGTTGCACCAGCAGCACTTATACCACCGGGAAAGTTTGTAAGAGTATTGAAGGTGTTTGTGCCAGTAAATGTTTGCGTTCCCGCAAGTCCTGCAAGAGTTGTGCTATAATTTGGAAGAGATACGGTTATTGTGCTTGCTGATGCAATAGTTGGTTGAAGGTATACTTCTCCACTAGAAATGTCATTATAAAAGTACAACCTGTTGAATTCTCCCTGAAATGATACTTCGTTTAAGGAAGACGAATCCACAATCGACAAAACAGCATTTGATGTACTTATTGTTTGACTTGCACTGAAAATGTTATCCACATTAGTTCTAGCAACATTCGTAATGGCACCAGTACCACCGTTAATGCTCAATACACCAGTGTTGTTGAAGGTCATGGTTTGACCAGAAACACTCAAACCGATTCCGCTTCCGTTGGTGATTCCAACAGCACCAGTCAGTCCACGAACACTGTTTACGCCCGTAACAGCACCAGTCAAGCCATTGAAACTGGTAACATAATCAGTAAATGTAACAGCACCCGTCTGTCCGTTCCAAGACGAGACACCCTGTACATTTCCTGTGTTGCCGTTGAACGACAGCACACCTGTGTTGGTGATGGTGACTGATCCAGTTGCAGCATTCAAGAAGATTCCTGTCCCTGCTGCGGCAGCGGACACACCCTGTACTGCTCCGGTGCGTCCATTGAATCCTGACACATAATCAACAAAGGTAACAGCACCAGTCTGCCCGTTCCAAGACGACACGCCTTGGACAGCACCCGTCAACCCGTTGAATGACTGAACGCCAACATTGGTAATGGTGACTGATCCGGTAGCACCACTGACGAAAATTCCTGTTCCGGCAACCGCTGCACTGACACCCTGCAACGAACCAGTCAGCCCGTTAAAAGAACCAACATAGTCGGTTGGAATGTCATAATACTGTGTTCCGTTGTTGGTAAATGTCCATCGGTCGCTGCTCTCGTTCCACAGCAAATATACATTGGGTGATGTACCGCGTTCAATCTCAATACCAGAGTTCTCCGTGGGAGTGCCCGTGACATTGGAGTTTAGTGTGATGATATTGTCTTCAATCAACACATTTTCACTGATGGTGAAGGTTACCCCACCACTTACGGTTAGGTTACCACTTACGGACATATTGCCGCTTACCGTCAAACCAGCACCCACCGTCAGACCAGTGGTGACAAGACCACCATTAAAAGTATTGAGTTCTGTGAATGTGTTTGCACCGAGGGACGCACCAAACACTGATCCTGTTTTTCCATTAAAACTACTGACATAATTCACGAACGAAACTGCGCCAGTTTGTCCGTTCCAAGACGATACGCCTTGAACCGCGCCAGTGAATCCGTTGAATGACTGTACGCCAACATTGGTAATGGTGACTGATCCGGTAGCACCACTGACGAAAATTCCTGTGCCTGCCACAGCAGCGGACACACCTTGCACCGCACCCGTTCGTCCGTTGAATGATGTTACGGTGTCTGCAACAATCTCGTTTTGCACAAACGCAGTAGTTGCCACTTGAGTATTGTTGGTTCCGGTAGCGGGTGTCGGTGCGGTGACTGTACCACTAAGCGTTGCACCCGCTGCGGAAATACCGGAATTGAATGACTGCAACACCGTGAAGGTGTTTGCCACCGATGTGGTTACGCCTCCCACAGCACCTGTTACACCATTGAAACTGGTGACATAATCCACAAACGAAACAGCACCTGTCTGCCCGTTCCAAGACGATACGCCTTGCACATTTCCTGTGTTGCCGTTGAAAGACTGTACGCCAATATTTGTAATTGTTATAGCACCAGTGGCAGCATTCAGGAAGATGCCTGCTCCTGCTGCGGCAGACGAAACTCCCTGTACTGCCCCGGTGCGCCCGTTGAAAGTGGAAACATAATCACCACCAATTCCACTGCCGCCCACAAATCCAAATGTAAATCCTGTAGTCCATCCGCTGTTTGCAGTCGTGCCAATCAAGGCATAATAAGCGGTGAGTCCGCTCACATAGACAATCATGCCCACTTGCCGCCGCTCGGCATAGATGGCTTCCATCTCTGCTGTTGTTCCGACAGTTCGCAATCCACCAAGACCAAACTGAGGATCCGTCAATGCAAATGTCTGCTCGTATGTGTCGGGTCCAACGGTTCCCGTGAGTTTCACATATGAAGATGGAAGTGGTCCTGATGGCATCTATTCATTATCCTTTAGGTGGTGTACAATGACTTGGTGCTGTTGAAGGTGTTTGCCGATCTGAACACCTTATATGTTGTTGAGAATCCTTGATCGTTCGTGACCGAAATAGTTCCTGATTGTGAGAACGCAAAACCAACATTTGTGGCAGCATCCCAGAATGTTGGTGGCGTAGACCAATAGTTATCATGGATAAGGATATACAGATACGACTGATTTCCTGATGGTGGACTCCAACTAATTGAATTGGAAGAACTGAATGTATAGTTTGCCGCAGTCTGTGTCACGAATCTTCCGCCACTGTCCGAAGCAGTCATGTCTGCTCGTGAGGTAATCGAAGAGCCAGTGGTGTAACCCCAATACATCTTGGAATACCAAGTGGAAGACAACGATGTAGACGCGGTTTCTCCGAGAGTTGTTGGAAGAGGAGAACCGTATGCAACCCATGCGTTATAGTCACTTACCGATGCTGTAAAGGTGAAAGAACTACCAATCGTGGTTCCACGAACATTGGTTGCCAAGTTGATTCCAGTCTTGGACGCAGCGTATGCAGTTGATCCCATGAGTGTACCACTGCCGTTTCCGAGTGGAGCAGATGTATTCACATGGCTGTATACGATAGAGTAACCGTTTTGGTTGATGTTCGAAACATTCGTGGCACTTGAGGTGACCGTTCGTGTTCCACTGGTTGCGGCAGTCTGACCAAGTTCAAGGGTTCCTGAAGTGTAAGAGCCGACCAACAGGCTGCTGATGCTTGAGGACTGATAAGAGAACAGCATTTTTTCTAGTATTTCAAGTATGCTGTTTCCCGTGATCGTAGATCCTGAAGCAAGACCTCCAACCGTGGTATTGGTTGTGGACGCTTCTGCCCATGTGACTCCAAGCAGATTTACAAATCCAGTCGCTCCTTGGACGGTGTTGCTGTTGGTGAACGCAACGGTAAGTTTTTTCCACGAAGACGCAGTTGCGCCCATCGCGGACACCCCTTGCACGGCTCCTGTGAGTCCGTTGAAAGAAGAGACATAATCTGTTGGTATTTCACCAGTCGGTCCAGTTGGGCCTTGAATACCCTGTATGCCTTGAATACCCTGTATGCCTTGGATGCCCTGTGGCCCTTGATCACCAGTAGGTCCAGTTGGGCCTTGAATACCCTGTATGCCTTGAATACCCTGTATGCCTTGGATACCCTGTGGCCCCTGATCACCTGTTGCACCTGTTGAACCTTGGATACCCTGTATGCCTTGGATGCCTTGGATGCCCTGTGGCCCTTGATCACCAGTAGGTCCAGTTGGGCCTTGAATACCCTGTATGCCTTGGATGCCCTGTGGCCCTTGATCACCAGTAGGTCCAGTTGGGCCTTGAATACCTTGGATGCCTTGGATGCCTTGAATACCCTGTATGCCTTGGATGCCCTGTGGCCCTTGATCACCAGTAGGTCCAGTTGGGCCTTGAATACCTTGGATGCCTTGATCACCTGTTGCACCTGTGGCTCCACGCTCTGATGTGAGCGGGACTGCCACAAACTTCAGGAACTCAACAGTAATGTCTTTTGCTGCATCGCGGTTTTGAACAATGAAGAATACGCGATCATTGGTGTTCAAGTCCACGATGGTCTGAATTGTGCCACCAACCGTGGTGCTTTGGTTCGGGCAAGTAATGTATATTTCAGATTCAGAAATGCGATCCGCATCAGCACTCAATCCGCTGCTGATGTTTGTGTTCTTGCCCACATAGAATCCGCAAGTGTTTTGGCTTGCATCCACAGTGAAGTTGAATGTGGCAACCACATGGAACCTGCCACCCGCCCCAAGGTATTGCAGCGAGTTTGTGCTTGCGTGCTTTTGGAAGTTGAACAGCGTACCAGTGGTCACACCACCAGCAACCACTGCTCTTTCAAATTGGTTTGATATGGTTGTGGCGGTGGCATTGTTCTTCAGGTACATTACACCGATGTCGTTGTTGCCTGCAACGCCTGCGCCTGCTGGACCTGTCGGACCTGTCGGACCTGTGGAGCCGTATCCGCCACCTCCTTGAATGTTCACGATGAGTTTTCCGCCAACACCGTTTTCTTTGGTGACGGATGCAACTCCCGATCCTGTAAAGTTTATGCCCCGAACATCGGGCGTAATCTTTGTGCCGTTGTGGTACACAGCAACCTTGCCACCACCGCCTGTGGACGCAAGCCAGCCCATGTCCTGCGGCGAAACCTTGCCACCGCCCATGATCTTCTTAAGAATCTTGTCCAACCGCTCTTCGTCAATGGCAATGGACTTCTCTTCCGCATCGTAGACAAGCGGGAACTTGGCAGTTACGAGTCCGGTGTCTCCGCGCTCTCCCGGTTCTCCCTTCTCACCACGATCACCTTTGTTTCCCTTTGCGCCGCGTTCTCCCTTTTCTCCGCTCTCTCCGGGATCACCCTTGTCTCCCTTGTCGCCCTTTTCGCCCTTTTCGCCGCGCTGACCGGGTTTTCCGTCTTTTCCGTCTGCTCCGGGTTTTCCGGGAAGCCCATCGCGTCCGGGTTTTCCGGGTTCGCCCTTCTCTCCCCGTTCACCGCGAGGGCCAATTTGTCCCGACTCACCGCGTTCCCCACGCTCTCCGCGCTCACCCTGCTGTCCCGGTTCTCCGCGCTCTCCGGGAATGCCTTGCGCTCCGGGTTCGCCCTGCTCTCCCTGTTCACCCGGTTCGCCTTTTTCGCCACGCTCTCCCGGCTCACCGCGTTCACCGGGTATGCCTTGCTCACCGCGTTCGCCCTTTTCACCCGGTTCTCCCTTGTCTCCCTTGTCGCCTTGTGTGGGAACAATCCCCGCAATTTCAGAAAGAACGGTAGCCAAACCACGCCGAAATTCCTTGAATTCGCCTTCCGTAACAAACACAGGAGGAGGCGGCTCAGGCGTGTATTCTTCCCCTTCAGATATTACCACGGTCTTTGGGGCAGGCTCTTTGTATTCAAAAATAGTGTTGACCACGCCCACATCGGCAGACAGTATGACCGCTCTTCCGGCTGGGTCAATGAAACAAGTTTCCCCAATACCGTCACCGATTTTTAGAATGTACGGATCGTGTTTTCGGGATTCTGCTTCGGAGACATGGGTGAAGATGTCTCCTACCCGGTAGTCTGTGCCTTTGATCCGGTGCGTCAGGGTGAATTGCGTTCCAAAGCCATATCGCCCCTCCGAAAACGGTAGGGGCTTAGGAGCCGATTTCTCGGCTTTGGGCATTGAAAAACGCTTGAAGTCTTCCATCTTTTTATGTAGGGTTCACGGTCAGTGCCTTCCATGAGTGTGGAAACAGTGGAGCGATGATTTCAGAAATTGCTTGAGCGTATTGTTGTACTTCCCATTGCGCGTGAGCGTCAATCCGCTGCGAGTACACACGGGCATACGCAGACAGAGAGCCTGTCCACCACCATTCCGTGAATGTGCCTTGGGGCAGAACCGACCGGGCTTGTTCGGGCGCGACCCCACGCGCTATGAGTTGGTGGTATGCGTGTTCCGCTTGGTGAATCACGGCAGTGTACATGATGTCCAATTCGTGTTCAGCATCGCCACGAATGAAATCGCTGCTGCCTTGCTTGGCTCCGTCCGTTGGTGCTGCTCTCCACACAGGAGTGTAGAATTGCGGAGGATCGGTGACATAGCGGCGACTCACCTCATTCTCCGTGAATCCCACCTTGTGCTTGAACAGTTGGGTACGGACAAAGATCGGGGCTTTGATCCGCAGAGTGATCTGTGGATGGGCAAACGGAGTCCAGTGCTTGTGCTTCGCAAGATACGCGATGAGTTTTTCGTCCCGCCCGGTAAACTCTTCGCTTTCCTTGTTGAAGGATACACGGGCAGCGTTCACCACGGTAAGATCGTCGCCCATGTGGGACACATACTCCACATGTCCGCAATCAAGAACAGGAATGTATCGCTTTTCGGTGTTCACAGTTTCCATGATATATTTCTCCGCTCACTCTTCGTCTAGTTCTTCAAAATCCTCGTCTGATCGTTCCTCTATGATCTGATCAGTGATGTCGTTTTCGCCGTCTTCTGATTCATCATCGTCTTCCACTTCCTGAAGGACAAAATCCTCAAGATGAACTCCTGTCAAGTCTTCTGCATACTCTGCCGCTCTCTTGAACAGCGAGGGGTCAGTCGTTTTGACATACTCCATGATTGCGAAAGCATAACTGACGATGGGGTGCTTGATGCTGAATTGGTCTTCGCTCATGCTTATATCCTTTTCCATTGGCTCCACCGGAGCCGTGCCTCCATACCGCTACAGGAGTATTTATCAATGTCTGCCCGTAGTTGTGCGGCACTTTTGCCGGAAAGCACCATGTCGTTTATGTCCTTTTCTAGAACTCCAGAATCCCACACACAGACTTGGTGTCCCGCTTCAATGGCTGCTCGGGTCGCTTCCACAATCTCCCGGTTGCGAGGCTCGTTGTCCAAAACAACCACCACATCGCTGAAGCCCCTAACAATGTCTCCCACTTCGCTTCCGGCAAAAGCAATGCCATTATCAAGAAATACAGAATCAATCGGGCCTTCAGTTGCGTATACCCTGCGTGAGTAGTCAACGGTGTCTCCTCCAAAGAATATCCTGCCGCTCTTCACGAATTTCACCGTGATATAACGAATGGCATTCTTTGAACCACCTATTGCGCGACCCTGAACCCCGAGAAGTTCTCCGCTCTTGTTCAGGAACGGAATGACGATTCGCTCGTCATTGGGAACAGTGGTATATGTAGGGTCGATACTGCGAACCCAATCACCGAACCCGTCTGTGAAATAAAACCTGTCCAAGCACGGAATCTGTCGGGACTGTAGGTATTTCCGTGCAGCATGATCGGCAGGAAGATCGGAAACGCGAGGCAGAGAAATCCGTATTCGTGGCTTGACTATTTCGGTTTCCACGGGCTTGGTGTAGTTGGAGTGCCCGTTCTCCCCGTTGCGCCAACGCTCCAATGCGTATTCACGGCACAGCACAGGAGCCACGATTTCCAAGAATTTGTAAACCGTGTGCCCCACACCGCAGTTGTGGCACTTGAAAAAGTAGTCGTTTTTCTTCAGGAAGAAAAATCCACGGGCTTTGGTCTTGTTCTTCTGCGAGTCACCGCAGATAGGACACCGACAGTTTGCAAGGTTTTCGCCCTTCCACTTGAACCGCTGCAACTGTGGTGACACCAAGTTGATGTATTTCTTGTCGATCAAGGCAGACATTTAGAAATTCCAATCGCTTGTGTCTTTGCTCCCACCAAACTTCTTGGTGAATTCACGCTTGCCGAATCCGCTGCCGAATCCTTCTTCCTTCGTGGTCTTGGCATCGGTCAGGTCTTCGAACTCGTCCTTGCTTACATCATAGAACTTCATCTTGGCGTAGTTCAAGCCCACGATGAACTTCTTGTTTGCTGCCTTGGTATTGTAGCGGTTCTTCAACTGCTTTACCATGATCTGTCCTGCCTTTTCCAATTCTTCAGTCGTAATAAGTGCTGCCATGAAGTCTGCCGTATGGGGCAGACCGAATGACTCTGAAGTATCGGTGAGTTCCACATCGGTGGACGAATATCCTGAACGGTTCACCTGTGTGGCAGTGAACAAGGGCACATTCCGTTCCATTGCCAAGCCTCGCAACTCTTCGGCAATTGCCTTGATGTAACTGTACGAGTTCACATTGCTGCCACCGCTCTTCAAACGGGCAGAGGAGCAGATATTGATGTAGTCGATGAACACAATATCTGGAATGAATCCCTTCTTCAGTTTTAGTTCATCCATAAGGATTCTGAAATGGTTGGCATTTGCCACCGATGTGGGGTACTCCTTGATGATGAGTTTCCCGCTGATGCCACGGGTAGCGGACTGCAACCGCTTCTCGTACATTTCAAGGGGCAGATCGTGGAGTTCGTCCATCGTGATGTCCATGATGTTCGCGTCAATACGCTCCGCGATCCTCTCTTCTGCCATTTCAAGAGTGATGTACAGGACATTCTTGTTTTGCATCAGGCAGCAAGCCGCGTGGTGACACATGAACAGGGACTTACCCACGCCTGTTCCTGCCATGATGACATTGAAAGTCTTGGGAGACACCCCGCCCTTGGTGATAAGATTGAACATCTCCAAGTCAAACGGAATCTTGTCTTCCTCACGGTGCAGGACTTCGTACCGTTCCTCGTAGTTCTCAAGGTAATCGTGACCAATGTTTGTGTCAAACGAAACCGAAAGAGCCTTGCTCAATATTTCAGGCAAGGCATTGGGTGTCCGCACCTTGTCCTTGCCGTCAATAATGTGAATGGATTCAAGCACGGCATTGTACAGTGCCTTGTCTTTGCAGAACTTTTCCGTGGTGTCCAACAACCACTGTGTGTCCTGCTTGTCTGCTCTTGCCACGGCATCGGTAATGTCCCGACACCGCTTGATCTCGTCATCGGTCAGGGACTTGTCCCCTTCCAAAGAGATAAGGAGGGCTTCCTTGGTGGGAACCCCCTTGTACTTGTCCATGAAGGACTTGATCTCTCGGAACACTGCACGGTCAGGACGATTTGAGAAATACTCTTCCTGAACAAATGGCGCAGCCTTCTTGCAGAACTCGTCATTGTTGAGCAGTCCTGCAATAATGGTTTGTTCAATGCTCATTTACATCTCCTTAAGACAGCCCCATTTCCTCGTCAAGTTCAGCCAACTTGTCCATTGCTGCCTGTGCCTCGTCCTTGCCGTAGCAGAACTCCTTCTTTGCGGCAATGTCGATAGCCTTCAAGATGTCCTCGGTGTAGTACTTCTCGGGGTTCTTGTTGATCTGCGACTCAAACGCGGTCTTGCCGTCAGGCAACTGAATCTTCGTGGACACCTTGTTGAAGATACCGTGCTTCAGGGCAATATCCAACAGTCCGTAATACTTGTTTAGTCCTGTCTCAAAGTTCAACTGGACATCCACCATCTTGTCCTGCTTTGTGAGGCGGCTCTTGTACGCCTTGCAGTGGATGATGTTGCCCACCACCTCGTTGTCCACCTTGTCCTTCTTCTTGGACAGGTAGATGATGGTGGACGCGGCATACTTCAGACCGCTGCCGCCACCCATTTCCTTCGTGGGCACATACGCACCCACCACATCGTAGGTGTGGTTCGTCATCAGGAGTGGAATCCGTGCGTGACCCAACTTGATGGTAAGGACGCGGAACGCTGCCTTGGTGACCTGTGCGCGAGTCATGTCGCGGGTGTTCTTGCCCTCGGCAGTGTCGTTCATCTCCTTCTCGGTGGACAACATTCCAAGGGAGTCAAGCACGATCATCATGCGGGGACGAGAATCCTTGTCGTCCTCAAGATACTTGTCCACGGACAGAACGCACTGGTGGCGGAACTCCTCCACCGTAGCCACGGGCAGCACAGCCACGCGGTCGGTGTCGATGCCCCGATCCCGCAGCAGATCGGAAGTAATGGCTTGCTCCGTGTCAAAATACAGCACCATTGCCTTGGGATCGTTCTGCAAGAACTCGCGCACCACATTCAGGGCAAAGTAGGTCTTGCCCGTGGCTTGCTCTCCTGCAAGCGCAATGATCTTGTTATCGGGAATGCCGCCGTGGATCGACCCGCTCAGGAGTGCGTTGAACGCATACGATCCCGTTGACACGAATCCCTTTACATCGCTGCCTTCCAATCCATCGGAAGCCACGGTTGCGTACTTGTTGCCTGCTGCCTTGAGAATATCCTTCAGTTTCATTTTGATAGCACCTTTCGCGTTTCGTCTATGAGTTCCATCTCTCGGATGTACTCTTCAATGATAGCCAATGATCCTTGCTTGTCAAGGGTCAATCGCTTTACTTCATTCTGCAACCACTCCTTGCGCTGCCGCAGGAGTTCACAAATATAAGTCTTGTGTGTGGTTGAGATCATCTCAAGTGGTCAACTTGAGCGATGGCACTGCCATTTCCTTGGTTGGAACCACAAGACCGGAACCAAACGCGCTGTTGAATTCGTTTGCAAGGTCTTCAAGAGGTTCAGCAGTGAACAGCACAGCGTCAGCCGGGATGTCGAAACCCTGATCCTGCTTTACCGATGCCATCCACGGCACGATGGCAAGGCTTGCTCCCTGACCGCCACGACCGGGCATGGGAACCAACATGCACGGGTTCTTGAGTGTGTATGCTGTCACCTTGTCACCCGTGAACTTCTCGTTGATACGGGCAATAATTTCTTCTCCACTACGCATCTTCAGAATCTTGGTAATCATATAGTCTCCATTGTTAAGGGTTACAGTATGTATCGAACGGTCAAGCAAAAAGCGAATCCAAACTATTCGTTTCCTCCGGGTTCCATCCCACCGCATCGGTGATGGCACGGAGCGGTTCAAGAAATGTCTTGTCGAATTGGGTATCGTAGTCGATGTATTTGTGAAGTTCGAATTCTTTTGGAAGTGAAGTAGTGAATCCGATCACGCTTTCACGAATTGGGTTAGGTGTCTTCAGGTAGATGAACTTGATCTTCTCGCCCTCACCGATCAACCGATACTTGCGACCGAGTTTGAGTTTCTTCACAAAGTGATTGTGCAGCAGTGCTGCCTTCACCGCGATGGGCGTGGCTTTCCTGTACACGGATGAGTCGGAACTGTACTCATCCATGTTGGAAACTCCGCGAGGGGACGAGACATCTTCCACGGGCAGGGACTTGAATTCCTCTTCCGTTTTCTTTACGAACTTCTGAAGTGCTGTCTCGTCCTGCATGAGTACCAACTCAATTGCCGTCTTCAGTGCCTTGCGGACATACGCAGGGGTGGACGAACGGGCAGTCTCCATGCCCATGATCTTGAACTTGGGAGTCTTGTAGCGAACGCCTTCCGCGTCCCATACAGACAGCATATACCGCTTCTTCGCAGTCCACACGCCCTTCTCCGCGATGACTTCGCGTCCCATTGACATTTTGTTTTGATACGCATTCATAATTGCCGCAAGTTCAGCGAACTGCTTGTCGATGTAAGGTTGCAGCACTCGCTCACAGAACTTGTTCAGGAAATCCACCACCTTCTGCGGGTCGCGCTCTCCCGTGTACGAACTGTCAACGATTCCTCCCAACTTCAGGTAAACGGAGTCGGTGTCGGACGCGATCACATAGTCCTCGCCCTCCGTGTGGAGAATCTTGTTCAGGAATCGGTTCAGTGCTTCACCGATCCATTGGATGCTCAACTGTCCCGACAGGGTAATGGCTTCTGCCAGTTCCACATCAAAGAACCGGAAATACTGGTTGCCGATTGCGCCGTATGCGGAGTTCAACTGAATCTTGCGAACCAACTGAAAGTTGTGGTATTTTGAAATGTCGTATTCGATCTTGCGCCTCTCTTCCGGGGATGCACTCTTGTCCAATTCCACCAACCGCTTCTGTGCCGCGATCATCAGCCCCTTGAAGTGCTTGCGTTCCGCGTACATCTTCTCCATGAGTTCGGGCAGGAAGCCTTGGCGATCCTTTCGGAAAGCAATTCCGTTTGCCGCAACAGAAACGCTGCTGCTCTTTGCACTGTTGAGATATTCCGCAGGATCAATGAAAGTCTTTACTGTCTCTCCACGATTCCTGCTCAACACGGAGTCGGGATTGATGGAGTTCCGCCGCCACACAGGATTGGTGTCCTTTGTCTCGGGCGAGATGTTGTACTGCATGATGAGGTGGGGATACAGGGAGTTCAAGTCGAAACTCACCACCCAATCGTGCTTGCCCACAAGGGGGTCTTTCACATACGCACCCGCGTACTGATCGTCCTTCTTGTGGTCGGTCTTCTGCGGGATCACCATCCCCTTGCTCATCAGATGGTGGTGGATGATTGCATCCCATGTGCGGACTTGAGAAAACACATCCTCAAAGTTCACCCGTGCCGAATACGCAAGGGCTACAGCCAGTTCCATGAGTTTCAGTTTGGCTTCCAAGCGGTCAACGAGCCGCACATCTTGGAAGTTGTACTCCATGAACTTCTGAAAGTTCTGCGTGTAGAACTCCTGAAGTGTCTCATATTCGGAATACGACAGTTTCTCTTCGCCCAACTCCACCTTGGAAATATGGTTCAGCGAATACGCTTCCTGCTTCACATAGGTGAAAGTCTGGTACAGTTCAAAGTAGTCAAGAGTGGCTACGCCGCTGATCACATACGCGGTCTGATCCCGTCCCATGCGGTTCACGGTGGTTTCCCGCAACCGCCCCCACGGAGAGAGGGAGTTACCCCATCCTTCTTCAAGATGATTCATCCGCGCCACAAGGTACGGAATGTCAAAGAAGCGGATGTTCCATCCTGTCACGATGTCGGGGTCGATCTGCCGCCACAGGGACACGAATCCCTCAAGCAGTTCGCGCTCGTCATCGTATGGGATGCAAGTAACTCCCTCTCCCTCAATGTGAAAGTCCCCCAAGCCTAGCACATAGGTCTTGTCGCCCATTGAAACCGTGATTGCAATAACCCTCTCCGTGGGAGAGGCTGGCGTGGGAAAACCGCCGTCACACGATGTTTCAATGTCCAAGTTTGCTATGCGGAGGCTGCTGAAGTCGTAGTCCACTTCAGTGGGAAACTCCTTGTACAGATACTGGTAAACAAAATTGGTGTTGCCGTAGACTTCGTAGTTGGACACATCCTTGAAGCGGTCAATGAACTCTCGCGCTTCTCCGATGTCATCAAACTGCACGGGCTGCACAGGCTTGCCGTTGACGGTGGTAAACTCGCCCCGCTCCTTTGCAGGGATATACAGCGTGGGGCAGAACGGAATGCGGAGGTGCTGCCTCTGCCCGTTCTTCCATCCTCGGTACAGGATGCTCTTGCCACGAATGTCAACGGAAGTGTAGAAGTCCACGATGCTCCTTAACGCTCAACGAGTGCAATCCAGTCCTGATGAACCATGTCCTTGTCTTCGTGTCCTTGACCCTTGTTCTGCGTTCTGTCCCACAGCACACGGTCGCCCACACGAATGTCTTCCGTTAGTTTATCACCGATTGCCGCAACCGTGCCCCAAATGTAGCGAGATTTCACTACTTCATTGTAAATGATCCCGGCTTCAGTCTCAGTCTGTCCGCCAAGGTGAGACTTTACCCAAATCCATTTTCCTATTGGCTTGAAATTGCTCATTCAAAAATCTCCTCAAGTGTATTTGGAACGGATTCCCGTATCCGCTCCTCTGCGAGTTTCACATATTCGGGATTGAGTTCGGTTCCGATGTAGTTGCGTCCGTTCTTCAGTGCAACCACGGCAGTTGTGCCGCTGCCCGTGAATGGGTCAAACACCGTGCCATTCTCCGGGCATCCTGCAAGCACACACGGCACGATCAGGTCTTCAGGATACACCGCAAAGTGTGCGCCTTTGTAGCCCTTTGTGGTGACTGTCCATACCGATCTGCGGTTGCGGGTTTCCGTGTTGCCAACAGCCTTCATGTTGCCGTTGGTCTTTCCGGGAACACGGGTGCTTCCGTTTTGATTGGGCAAATTCTTTTGAGAAAGCCTGTTTACGGTGCTGCCAGCAACAGGTTCTTTTACTGCTTCGTGATCGTAATAGTACTTTGGCTTCTTGGACAGCAGGAAAATGTATTCGTGTGCCTTGGTGCAGCGGTCTTCCACGCTTTCGGGCATGGGGTTGGGCTTGTGCCAGATGATGTCCTGACGCAGATACCACCCGTCTGCTTGCAGGGCAAATGCCACCCGCCACGGAATGCCGATCAAGTCCTTGGGCTTCAATCCTTCAGGAACCTTGCTGCCCCTGCCGCCGTACCGCTCGTCATTCGTGCAGTACTCGCCCTGTACGGACTGGCGTACCTGATATGTGCGGTTTGCGGCATAGGTGTCGCCCAAGTTGAGCCACAGCGTACCGTCATCGCGCAGGATGCGGCGCACCTCACGGAACACTTCCACCATGTTCTGCACATAACCGCCCACCGTTTCCTCTTGACCGAGTTCGCTGTCCCCGCCGCTGTAGTCGCGGAGTCCAAAGTACGGTGGGGATGTAATGCAAGTATGAACGCAGCCGTCTGGCAGCGTCTTCATGCCTGTAATGCAGTCTCCGAGAATTATTTTATGGGTGTTCATTGCAAGAAATTATCCAAGTTGACTTTTTGCTGATTGCCCTTCAGGGTTTCCACTAATTGTCGCGTCTTGTCGAAAGGATAAATGCACCGCCCGAGGTTTGCAAATCTACAGCATATCACTATGTTTTCCGCGCTGTAGTCTGCGTCATCGTCTTTTCTATCAACTGATGGGGCGAGTGGATGCACGGGAAACCAATCGGGGTGATCCTTGAACAGCAATCCCAAATCAAGGGTGACACCAAACCAAAAGCACTTTCCTTCTTGTGCTTCCCAAATATTCTGCAAGTCCTTTGCGGTGATGAGCAGTTTGGGCTGCTCAACATTGTGGTAGACAAGGCTGTGTCTGCCGTTTGATTTACAGTTATTCAGGAGTTTCTTAAAGGGGTCTTTCTTCATTCTCCCCTCACCTTCGGATACGGCTTGATGATGCCTGCGTTTCGTGTCTCAAACTCGCGCCGCAACTTTTTGGTTTCGGCTTTGGTAGCCCCAAGCACGAATGCGTATTTGTGCTTGCTTGGCATGGTGATCTTTGTTGCGCCCTTCTGCTTTAATTTGGAGTGTTCGCGCAACTGCTTTTCAACGCTGTCAGGAATGTTTTCCCACAGCATCCGTTGGTCGTTGTTCCAATCCTTTTCCCATTCGATTCCCAATTCCTTGGCATACTTCTTGTACGCGGAACGAACCCGGAAGAATCGGTCGCTCACCACCTTGCCCGTGTACGGATTGATGTACCGCGTGGTGGTTCCGCTGTCATTTCCCAAATAGTAGAAATTACACGCTTGGTAGATTGTGCCCAATTCCTTGGCAGTGGGATCGGAGTACGCGGTGAACAGGCGATACGCCGTGTGCTTCACCATCCACCCGCAGCACCACATGAGAAACGAAC